GGCACTGGTCTGTTTGGTGAATCCGCTTTCAAAGATAGCGGTAAGTTTATTACATTAGTCGAGGGCGAATGTGATGCGATGGCAGCGTATGAATTACTAGGCAGTAAGTGGCCTGTAGTTAGCGTTAAGTCAGGTGCAGCAGGTGCAGCTAGGGATGTTAAAAATTCACTGGAGTTCCTAGAAAAGTTTGACTGCGTAGTAATTAACTTTGACAATGATAAAGCAGGGCGTGAGGGTGCAAAGGCTGTAGCTAGATTACTAACACCTAGCAAGGCTAAGATACTTACAATGCCAGATGACTTTAAAGATGCTAACGAAATGCTCAGAGCTAAACGGGCACAAGCCTATGTAGATGCTTGGTGGGGTGCGAAGTTATATACACCATCAGGAGTTCTTAATATATCTGAACAGAAGTTAGACTTTAATAATCGTGAGCAGCGTGAGAGCATACCCTACCCTTGGGTTGGTCTTAATAAAAAACTATACGGCATGAGGCGAGGTGAGCTTGTGACACTCACAGGTGGTACAGGGCTTGGTAAGTCTAGTATTACCCGCGAGTTAGAACACTGGTTAATCACTCACACCAAGGACAACGTAGGCATCATAGCATTAGAAGAAGATTGGAGGCGTACTGTTGATGGTATACTTTCAATCGAGGCTAACGCTAGGCTTTACATTGACCAAGAGCGTGAGCAGTTCTCAGAAGATGACCTTAATAAATACTTTGATAATATTTATGGCGGTGAAAATAAAGATAGGGTGTGGATACACAGTCACTTTGGCATTACTAACATTGATGAAATCTTTAGTAAGTTAAGATTTTTAATTGTTGGTTGTGGTTGTAAGTGGGTATTCGTAGACCATCTGCACATGCTTGTTAGCTCTATGTCGGAAGGAGATGAGCGCAGGGCTATAGATAATATTATGACTAGGCTCAGAAGTATTGTTGAGGAAACCAACGTGGGCTTAATACTTGTTAGTCACTTACGTAGAGTAGATGGTAATCGAGGACATGAGAATGGTATCTCGGTAAGCCTATCACACCTACGTGGCTCGCAAAGTATTGCTCAGTTATCTGATTGTGTTATAGCTTTGGAGCGTGACCAACAATCCGATGACCCCGAAGAAGCTAACACCACACACATGAGGGTACTTAAATCTAGGTACACTGGTGATGTAGGTATGGGCACTCACTTGCTTTATGATAGGGATACTGGTAGACTTCGGGAAACATTTATTGATGCTGACAACGAGGTAGATGAGTTATGAAATCTTTAGTATTCGATATTGAAACTGACGGGTTACAGCCTACAAAAGTTTACTGTATGTCTGTCCTCGATGTTGAAACTCAAGAGCAATTTAATTTTAATCCAAAGAAACTAAGTGAAGGAGTTAAGTTATTACAAAAAGCAGATAAGTTAATTGGTCATAACATTATTGGGTTTGATATACCCGTTGTTAAAAGATTAATGAACATTGATTTATCAGACAAGAAGTTAGTTGATACACTAGTACTTTCTAGACTGTTTAATCCAGTACGAGCATCGCATAGCTTACAAGCTTGGGGATACAAGTTACAGTTTCCTAAGATAGAGTTTGATGACTATACTAGATACTCAGAAGAGATGATGAAGTACTGCGCTCAGGACGTATTCTTAAACTATAAAGTTTATGAAGAACTTAAACGTGAGAGCAGGGGATTCACTGGTGAAAGTGTTAATGTTGAGATGGATACTTATAAAATTACTACAGCTCAAAAAGACTATGGCTTTATGTTAGATAAAGATAAAGCTAATAAGTTGTTGGAGGAACTGACCAGTGAGCTTAACAACACTCAAGAGGTTGTGCATAAAACATTTACTCCTAAGATAAATGAAAGGGTAATCTACCCACAGCACACACATGATGGAGTGTTACGTAAGTTAGGTATAGATAAAGATGGCAAGCAAGCCAGACTGTCTGATGAGGAGTATAATATATTTAAAGATTGTACTGCTTCAGAGATTGTACGAACTGCAAAGGAAGAATTTAATTTAAGTTCTCGACAGCAGATAGGTACATACTTACAGGAGTTTGGTTGGAAGCCTAAAGTGTTTACACCTACAGGGCAGCCAAAGGTTGACGAGAAGATACTAGCTACTGTTACGGACATCCCCGAAGCAGCAATGATAGCTAACTATTTAATGTTACAGAAACGGATAGCGCAAGTACAGTCGTGGTTATCTTTTTTAGATGGTGACAGAGTGCATGGCTCAGTTATATCTAATGGTACTATCACTGGTAGAATGTCGCATCGTGACCCTAACATGGCTCAGATACCTAGCCTATCATCTCCATATGGTAAGGAGTGTAGAGCTTGCTGGACAGTTCCTAGAGGGTATAAGTTAGTAGGTGTGGATGCCAGTGGTCTTGAGCTACGGATGCTTGCACACTATCTTAATGATAAGGAGTTTATAGATGACATACTCAACGGAGACATACACACAGCTAATCAAGCAAGGGCGGGATTGCAATCAAGATCTCAGGCTAAAACTTTCATCTATGCATTCTTGTACGGAGCAGGAGATGCAAAGATTGGACAAGTGGTTGGAGGAAACAAAGCTCAAGGTAAACGAGTTAAGCAATCTTTTCTTAATAATTTCCCATCACTTAAGTCTTTTAGAAATAGAGTTAAGAGAGAAGCAGATCAAAGAGGTTACATCAAAGCTCTAGATGGGCGTAAAGTATTTATACGTAGCTCACATGCTGCATTAAACTCTTTACTACAAAGTGCTGGAGCTATCGTTATGAAGCGAGCTTTGGTTATACTTAATAATAAATTACTTTCGAGCGACATAGATGCTCACGTTGTAGCAAATGTGCATGACGAGTGGCAGATAGAAACTTGGGAGAATGATGTAGATAGACTAGGTTCTATGGCGGTTGACTCCATCGTGGAAGCTGGTGTATATTATAAACTAAAGTGTCCGATGGATGCTGAATATAAAATAGGAGATAACTGGAGTGACACACACTAACGTAATAGCAATGACTAGAAAAGAAAGGTATGCTCTTGTTGAGTCTAATCCGCAGAGTAAAGATTATAAACTATCTATACTAAGGGCTGCTAAAAGGCGAGCAAGAAAAAGAAACATATTCTTTGACTTAACTGTTAATGATATACATGTAGGTACACATTGTCCTATACTAGGTACTATGCTTGAGGTCGGTTCAGACAACTGGCAGAACTCTCCAAGCCTAGACAGGATTGATAACACTAGAGGGTATGAACCTGACAATGTTATGGTAGTATCTATGATGGCTAACTCAATTAAAAACCAAGCTACACCTACACAAATAAGAAAGGTTGCAGACTTCTATGAAAAACTCTACGCAGAAAAACTTATCAACATTAGTTAATGATATATATGATACTGTATCTGATTTAAATATAGGAGAAAAACAAATACCTGATGAGCTGTTAGCTGATGTTACAGCAGGTATAGGTAATGCTATAATTGAATGGGCAACTCCGAGGGATAGAAGCAATTCTGTCCTTCGTATGTCTAGCATTGGTAAACCTTCAAGGCAGTTATACTACGCAGATAAATATAAAGAAAGTTCCCCGCCTGACGCAGCTACTTTAATTAAGTTTTTGTATGGTCACATACTTGAGGAGTTGCTTTTATTTTTAGTTAAACTAGCAGGTCACGAAGTTACTGACCAACAGAAAGAAGTTAATGTTAAAAACATCAAAGGTCATATGGACTGTAAGATTGATGGTGAGGTTGTAGATGTTAAGAGTGCTTCTGGATTTTCTTTTAAAAAGTTTCAGAATGGTACTCTTAGAGAGAATGATCCCTTTGGTTACATGTATCAGCTTGCTGGCTATGAGAAAGCAGAAGGTACGAATGAAGGTGGTTTCTTAGCTATTAACAAAGAGTCTGGAGAGGTTGCTTTGTACCAGCCAGAAGAACTAGACAAACCTAATGTTGAATCTAGAATAGATGATTTAATAGAGATGTTTAGTATACAGCAGATACCTGACAAGTGTTATCAGCCTATACCAGCAGGAACTAAAGGCAACATGAAACTACCTATGGGCTGCGTGTACTGCCCACATAAAATAGAATGTCACAGTGATACTAACAATGGTAAGGGCTTACGTATGTTTAAGTATGCTAAGGGTATAGAGTATCTTACTAGTGTTAGGTCTTTACCTAGAGTAGAAGAAATAATATGAGAAAGAAAACATTAAAAAAAATTGATGCTAAAGTAGATAGCTTATTGGTTGAGTGGGTTAAAAGTTTGTTGAGTGACGAGGAGCAAGAACAAGTTACTCTTAAAAATTATAAAACTTTATTACCTAAAGAAGAATACATATTAGCTAGAGGTACAAACTACTTATCATTCTATACTTGCCGATGGGCTAGGCAAAATATAAAAAAATTAATTCGTAAAGGCGTAGACTTAGACAGTATAACTATTGGAGATTTAGAATGGATGCTGAAAAAGACAAGCACGAACCGTCAGTTG